GTGTGTGTCACCATCAGTAGACAATACTTCAAAAACACCATCACCAAGTTCCAAGACAGATACGTCATGTGTTCCACCACCACAGTCAAACACAACAATCTTCATATCTTTAGATTGTTTGTCCAATCCGTAAGCAAGTGCGGCTGCAGTTGGTTCGTTAACAATTCTCATCACCTTCAAACCCGCAATCTCACCAGCTTCTTTTGTAGCCTGACGTTGAGCGTCGTTGAAGTATGCCGGAACTGTGATAACCGCCTCAGTAACTTCACTTCCCAAATAATCTTCAGCAGTCTGTTTCATCTTTTGAAGAACCATTGCAGAAATTTCTTGTGGTGAATACTCCTTACCGTCAATCTCAACACGGGGAGTTCCTTTACTGTTCACCACTTTATAAGGGACACGTTTAGTTTCACCTTTACTTTCGTCAAAGCTGCTTCCCATGAAACGCTTGATAGATGAAATAGTCTTATCAGGATTAGTAACCGCCTGACGTTTAGCCGGGTCACCAACCTTTCTCTCACCACCATTTAAGAAACCCACAATTGAAGGGGTGGTTCTTTTTCCTTCACTGTTTGTAATTACAACTGGTTCGTTACCTTCCATTACGGCAACACATGAATTAGTTGTTCCAAGGTCAATACCTATAATTTTTCCCATAGTTTAATTTAATTTTGTTTAATAATATTGATTATTTTTTATGGAGTCAAGTCCGACCCCCATTATTAAACAATGTACCAAAGAAAAAAGTATGACAAATTGTCACTGAAATAACGTTCTTGTTTCAAGATAGTTTTGGTATATGTCAGCAATTTCAGTTGCGCTGAGAGCTCTATCATAAACCAATACAACTGCCATACCACCAAAATAGTTTTCAGTAACTGATTTTGCACCAGCAAGCTGTCCAATAACCCATCCTTCACCAATATCCGAGTTCCATGATTCAACTAAATAACTTTCTTCATTTGTTTCTTCAAGACTATCATTATAATAAAAACTAGTTGTCGTTGTTCCACCACTATTGGTTTCAAAAACATATGAGAATTGAGCCCAAACACCTGAAGTGTAATTGGTAGCACCTTGTCTAGTTTTTAAACCATCGGTAGTATCACGAACCGTGAAATAAAAAGTTATTGAAAACTTATCATCGTAAATACCAACATAGTTTGAACGATTATTTGACCTAACTGAAAATACTGAATGAGTTCTAGTATCAGCAACTGCTGCCGGTGAACCCCAAAATATTACAGTAAAATCTTGTCCTAAGTTTTCCTGTTTTGATGACGTAAAGTATTCAGTTGGGGAACCATCATCTATAAAATCAAAAAATAAACTGTTGTCAAAATGTTGGATTATTCTTGAATTACCTGAAAATCCACTCATAGTAGACATTCCGAAATCATACCACGTTGGGTTTGTCCATGGATAGGATGCAACAAACCCAGAATCGACACCAAAAGTTAATCCTGATGTTGGTATATTAGGATAATTCATATTAACACAGACCATTTCACCTAGACCACCTCTAGTATAACCATCATCTTTAAACCAATTCAATGCATCCGGTAATGAACCAAAAGTAGGAAAACCTGCGGTTACATTATTAACAAAGTTTATAACATCTGATTGGTTGTCATATTGAACACATCTATATTTGTCATTGGCATTACCTGTATTACCAATTGTTGTTCCTGTATAATAAATGGTGTAGGTCGCTTCATCTATTGTACGAGCATCAACCCCCTGATACCATCCAGTACCTGAAGAAGGTCCGTAAGGTCTATTAACATCAATACCAAAATACCATGTATTAATGTTTAAATAATTTGAGTCGTAATTAAAGGTATTTGGAAACCCTTGTGTGGTATAATCTATTTTAATTTTGTTTGGAGTAATACTATTATATATGATAGCCATACTAATAAGTATTACACAACAGATTTAATTTTGTCATATAAAGTGGAAACCTCAGGATGATTGTATTCAATCCATTTGATTAACTGTTCATGCCATCTACCCTCACCAAATAAACCATCAAGTTTTTCTTTAATAAAATCCTCAATAAATATTTTAGGAACAGTATTATCATAATGATGTCTTATACGTATCTTAAAAAGATTTTCGTAACTTTCCGCGTCATAAAATAAAACCGAATCAATTTCATTTATATCATCCACATCATTCAAATCACTATGATAATAACCATCAACATACTCAACATTAATATGTTCAGGCATCATATCCTCAATAACATTATAAATCATGTTCTGAAGTTTCTGATATTGATGTGGTGTTAATTTATATTTCATCTTAAAGAATAAAGTTTTGAAACTCTCTTTAACATATTATTAGCCGTGAATTTAAACTTTCTTTCAAAGTATTCAAAAAACTTCTTTGGGTCTTTTCTAACGGCCAATGGTATTGCGTCAATCTTCGATGGACTAACACCATTCGCAACCGTATGTTCAACAATCTTTTCCAAAATATCATTCCATTCAAAAATCCATTCATAAGCCTTCTCAACCGCCACCTCTTTAAATATCATATCTTGGAGACTATTAATCTTTTTTAATGATTCAAATAAATCATCCGCTGAGAAATCTCTTAATTCTTTAATCTCTTTAAAAACCGATGTACCCCTTAAAGCTTCAATGAAATCTTCATAACTATCAATTTTAGTCCTTCTTAAAATATGTGACACCTGTGGAATACGAGCGTCTTGCTCAAAGTTCAAAGTCAAATAAATCAAATGTAAAAAATTATTCCATTCAGGTAAGAACTCACTTTTAATAGCGTTAACCAATACATTTGTTGCCTGTCCCTTACCAAATCCTATCTGACCCTTATTAGTATATCTCTTATACAACTGATAAGCATGTAATAACTCATGTGAAATAACTGACTCCAACGTTGGAGATAACAATTCCAGATTATCCCACGTTTCCTCATCCATTCTAATATGGAAATCAAACATACTAATATCAAACACATCACCACTCTTGAAGTCAGCAGCATCAAAACTATGTGACGCATCAACATTAAGATTACTTTTATAAACCGCCTGTAAAACACCCTCTTCAAAGATTTCAAACTTAATATCAATAGGGTTTTTATACATCGGAAACTTACCCCACTCCTGTTCATCAAAGCTTTGAGTTTCCTTAACCATGTTCCAAGATTTATCACCGTCAATTTCAATCTCACCCCTACGCATAACACTTTCACCAATGGTTTTAACATCAATCTCAACCTCCTCTAATGGTTCATTGGATGACTTGAAAGAATAGAGCAGTTTTTTAACGACCTCAGCAAATACCGAAGTCATCATTTCAATATCAGAAGGAACACCTACAGCTTCACGAAGTAGGTTTCTTATTTTCAGTTTGTTTGATACGGACATTTTTCTCAAATAATTCTTTATTCCTTTCGTATAAAGATAAATCAGTAGAAAACATCAGTTTCTTAATCTGTTCCTCTGTAAAACCTTCAAATGGATTTTTCATAATACGAATATAATGATAAATATTAATAAAACCAAAAAACCCCCTAAATAAATTAGAGGGTCTTTTTAGTAGTCGGAGCGGGAATCGAACCCGCACGGACGTAATGTCCACAAGATTTTAAGTCTTGCGTGTCTACCTGTTCCACCATCCAACCAACAAGTGCGCCCTACAGGAATCGAACCTGTCACCCACTGATTATGAGTCAGTTGCTCTAACCGAATGAGCTAAGGGCGCTTTACTTCCAAAACAACTGAACCATCAGTATCAAAAAACTCAAACCTAAACACACTCCCGTTTTAACCGTTATAGGTTCACCAAACAATGTAATAGATAAGATTGTAAACATAATTGTTCCCAACACAAATCCTATCAACCTTGATGGCCACAACTGTCCGTTGAAGTGCTCAACCATCAAACCAACTGATGTCATAAATAAAATTGAAATCGGAATACCCATTAGTACGACCAACCATTGGTTGTTTTTCATCCAATCATACTTCCATCTTCCTTGTAGTTGTAAGAAGGTTAGTACTTGAGCAAGTAACCCCACTAACATTCCTAAAATCAATTTCATTAACAAATATAGGATGAAATTTTTAGATAATCAAATTATCTTGGTTGTCTAAAGGAAAGATTATACTCATCTAAATCAACGGAACCTCTAAGTTCATCTTGTAACTCATTTTTAAAATTTGTATAATCGGCAAATTGTTCCTTTGTTAAATTAGTAAATAAGATTTTTAGTTCAGGATTGCTGTCTCTATCCCAACTAAATTCTGTATTAGGATAGTTTGTTCTCTTAATTGCCTCTTCAATTTTATCATTGATATCTGATAGGTAATCATAATTAATGAACTCATCATAAACTTTATAATATTCTTTTGGTAAACCTGTTGAATTAAAAAACTCATTAAATACACCTTCAAACTTTCTTGACCAATCATATGTAAACCTTGGGATTCCAGTTAATTTTTTTGTTGAGGGTCTAAAAAACTTGGTGTATTCTTCATCATATTGTCCACTGTTTTTATCAGTCTTGGCAACATCAGTATAAACCTTCAATGCTCGTCTATTATCAAAATCAACAAACTCATATTTAACATCCTTTGGGATGTTCATTTTAGTTTTTAAAAAACTACTCAATATTTGTTCTTTCTTTGTCATATAATTTATAAATACAAATATAAACAAAAAACCCCATCATTTACGACAGGGTTTAATAATTTTTGTTTTAAGATTACTTGGTATAAGTTCTCAAACAATGTGCGGTCCAAGCTAAACAACCAAGAACCACTGGAACCAAGAAACCTGAACCACCCATAAGGGCTAAGTGAAGAGCAACTGCTCCTGACATTACTGAAGACAAGATAACTGCTCCGTAAATTGATGTTCTTGGAATACAAAGAGCTACAACACCGGCAACTTCCATCACACCAACAAGTGCCATGTAAGGTAGTAAGTTCATTGCGGTGAAATTAGTGACTTGTTGTTCAGCACTAACAATTTTTGTTAGTCCGCTCATTCCAAGCATAAAGGTAACGATTGCAGTTAACAACCATCCCAAATTTTTAAGTGTAAGATATTTTTTCATATTCCAATTATAGAATATTAACTTTGGATTGTCAATTATTTTTTATAAGGAATTGTTTTAGTCCATTTTAACCTATACTGACCATTAACTTTGTCAAATGGTTCAAAACTAAATCTAAAATCACCTATGTTAGCATACACTGGATAAATTGGGAACTCATAATCTTGTTTAACATGGAACGCATTTATACCAACCTTACTTTTGTTTAACTTTTCTAAAAAAGTTTTAGGTGTTTCTTTATTTAGTAAATTAATACCCATCTTTTTAGCGTCCTGAATAATATTATTATCAATATTAATTTCAGCATTTTTAGGAATTGCTACAGGACCATCCTTTGTTTGTTCGGTAATAACTCTTTTTATAATTCTAACCAAATCACTCTCAGTTAAGTTAATAATTTTTTTCATACCTTATAAATAGATTTAATCAGAAAATTTAAAAGGATACTTTTTCATCAAAATATTAGGATTAATTTCAGATATATCGACACCAAGTGTGTTTTCAACCCAAATACCTATATTATCTTTTGATACAGTTTTATCAATAGTGAAAAAATCACATATCTCCCTAATCAAATCAGGTGAAATAAAACAATAATGTTTAGTGATATCAAATACAATTTCAGAATACGTATCATTTTCTGAATTTAAAAAATATATATAACCGTCTTTTTCAATTTGAATGAAGTCCTGGTTATCCAAATATTTAAAGATGACTCTGTCTAATTGTGATTCTGTGATTATATATTTCATTTATAATACTTACTCAGGTTCGTCACTCTTGGGGCTCTTATAACCAATTTTTTCAAATGGTTCTCTATTTTCTTTTTTAGCACTATAAAATAACTCATACATCATATTGAGTAACCTTGTCTCCCCAATAAGTTTTAATAACTTACTACTAACAATAATACTTCTGTTTAAAACAAGTTTTCTTGTGTTTTTCTTGGTTAAGTATCTTTCATAGATACTATCAGTTACAATTTCAATTACTTTACTTTTTGGTAATCCATCTTCAATCAATAAAACAGTATCATTATACACCACAGCGTTAACATCCGGCATTTCTAATAATCGTCTAAAAACTTCCTGAACCGCATTAGTTGCATTTTCAGCTGATTGTATAAATCCAAGTTTATGAAGAAGTGACCTGTAAATTTTAACACCGAGATTATACCCAAGTAATGATTTAGGTAGTCCTACCGGGAAGTGAGTTCTATTTCTTGGCTGGTCAGTGTACATGTAAATCCATATTGTTTCTATAAACTCCCTGTAATCAGCAGCCATTTGAGCAATCTTACTAAGAGGATTTAATCCGTTTGTATAACCATTCTTATTTAATTCTTCATACAACTCAGTCATCTCTTTCATTTTATTAGTTATGTTTTTTGGTAACATAACATAAAAAAACTTATTTGGTTCATAAAAATTGATGTCTTCCCATTTAAGATTTCGGAGTTCACTATCAATTTCGGAGTAAAGGTTATTACATTTTTTAACCATCTTCTTTAACTCACTTCTTGATTCTTCACTCTTTTCTTTATCTATAAGAGATTTGACAAGATAGTTCTTTGGCTGGGAAGCTCGTAGCTTACCCATACTGAGACCCATCTCTTTAACTTCTGTTTCTTCTCTTATGATTTTTTTGATTAAATCCCTCATACCAAATAAATATCACATTGTTTTTCTTTTTTTAAAGTATTAGAACATGTAATTTTTTGTATATTAGCCCAAATAAAATATTTATTGACAGAATGAAAAAAGAAATTATTACTGAAACTCGTAGAATCAAAGAGATTATGGGGGTTAATACTGAAAATATGATTAATGAATCAATATATGTAAACGAACCCAATTTAACCGATGAACAAAAATCAAAGATTGATAAGTTTATATCCGACTTAGAAGAAAAATGTTTGGAACATAATATAACATTATTCACCCCAAACACACTCGGAGTTCAATATCCAGGTGAAAATATTCAAACAAACGGATATTTTGACCCAGATAGACGAGTTCTTGCTTGCGCAACAGGAAAAGAACTTAATAAATGGTTACTTATTTTACTTCACGAAGCATCACATATGGACCAATTCATTGAAAATGACCCATTGTTCAATTCTTTATTAGGTTTAGAGGAAACTTTTAAATGGATTGAGGGCTCAGATGATATTGACATTAATAAGATTGATGAAGAAATTAAATCAGGTATTGCCGTTGAGGTGGATTGTGAGAAAAGAACCGTCGAAAAGATTAAAAAATATGATTTAGAATTTGTTGCAAATTCTGAGGTATACACTCAAAAGTCAAACGCTTATGTACTGTCCTACCTATGGATGAGACAAAAAAGAAAATGGTACAAGATTGGTTTTGAACCGTACAATATTGAGTCAGTTTACACAAAGATGCCAAAAACATTTGATATTGATTACACAAAATTAACTGATGATGTCTTTGACGCATTTGAACATTTACAACTTTTATCAAATCAAGAATAATAAAAAACCCCTCACATCGGAGGGGCTTTAAGAAACCTTGTTGATATTTTTTTAGTCAATGATAATAGCTCTCAACGAGTAGGATGTCAATGAATCTGATTTTATGTAAATTAGTTTATTTTCATTTCTCTTTAAGAAATTATCTAAAGTGTCATTATATGTTAACATAACATAATGTTTACCATCAATACTTACTTTAGTGTCCATAGTATAATGAATTTCAGTTTTGGTTCTAACCATTTGTTTACCACATTGAGGACAGAATTTCCAAGATGATTTCTTTATCTTGGTTCCACAATTTGAACAATGTGTAATATTCACTTCTGTTGCAGTCAATGGTTTTTCAGACAAAGGTAATATTCTCCATGTTGAATAGTGTGATGGGAATGAATTAAAATTCATAACAACTGATTCAAACTCTTGTTTTGAGTCTGAACTTTTCTCAATTCTACCAGTCTCTTTGAACCTGTCGGTTTGTAATGATTTTTTTAAGTTTTGTGAACTGTTCGTATTATACGAATCGTTGGTATAAAAAGCGTTTGAGTCACCTGCGAAAGTATTACTGTTAGATGTTAAACTAACATTTGTGTTATAATACTTAGCGTTTTGACCCCAATTTATACTATACGTACCTGTGGTTATAGTGTTTATATCACCATGCCATTTATCATTAGTCCAAGTACTATTAGCGCTACCCGCCAACGTCATAATTGGGTTAGTCAAATAAACACTCTCATCATAGAATTCAACGACAACCTCACCATTGTTTTGGATGGCTTCTTGGACTTCCGTTGATGATGAGTTAACCTCATATACATCAAATTTGAACTTCTTAGCTTCGTTCAAATATCTTTCCAAGAATACTCTTTGACCAGGTTTGATAATAATACCACCACCTGATAGGTAATTCCCATTGATTTTTATTTTTGCTAAAACTGAAATTGATTTTGGGTTGAAGATTTCTACCTCAAATTCTTCCCCGTTGTTAAGATAAACGTTTGAGCCGTTTTGTTTTAATCTTTGTTTCCCTGTCGTAATATAAGCGGACGGAAACTTCTTGAGTTTTGTGTAATACATTTTTTTCCTTATTTTATTTTTTATGTTTATTGAACCCCACTTTGTTGGTATTTCTCCAACTCAACTGTCTCATCGGACAGGTGGACCTCATCAACAAGGTTTCATTAATAACTATAAGGTAATTTGTTTTTTTGTAAATAAAAAACCCCACTCAAGGTGGGGTTTAAGATTGTCGGTTATAATTCACACCAACCAAGACATACCTTACCAAAGGTAATCTTTTGAACTAATTTGCAAATATATTTCTTCATACTTTATAAATATTATATTAATATAAAAACCCCACTCTTTTGGAGATGGGGTTTAACAAACTCGGGCCCAGCGAGCCAATATTTCAGGAAGCGCCCTTTTTAAAGTTGGTTTGTGGGAGTAGAAGGACTCGAACCTACGAAACCAAAATGGTGAAACATTTACAGTGTTTTGCAATTGCCTCTATGCGATACTCCCCTTAATTCTTTTACAAAGATACTATAAATATTTAAAAAAACAAGAAAAAAATGATTAGGACAACTAACTTTTGATAAGAGTTCGTATATTTATAATAAAAGAGCATTATGGAATGTAAAACTTGTGGTAAAGAAATTAAAGGTAATGGGGCACTAGTGGTTCATCAAACTACTTGTGAGTATGTTTATAATGTAAAAGAAGAGATTAAAAAATTATATGTTGATGAATTGTGGTCAATTAAAAGAATTAAAGACAAATATAATTTAGGGTCACAAACGATTACAGACATATTAGGAGATAATTTGAGGACCGCAAGTGAGTCAAATAAGATTGCACGTAAATTATTTCCAGAATCATTTATACACTCTGATGAAACAAAACAAAAAATCAGAGAAAAGAGAATTAAGTTTATGAAAGAAAACCCTGAACAAACTGCTTGGAGGACTAAGAATCTATCTTACCCTGAAAAACTATTTTTGGAAAAGGTATATGATTTATGTTTAGATAAAAAATATTCAATAGTTAGGGAGTATTCCGTATTTCCTTTCTTTATAGATTTTGCATTTGTTAATGAAAAGGTCGCAGTTGAAATTGATGGGTCCCAACATTTATTGCCTGAAAGAAAAGAAAGAGACGATAAAAAAGATGAGTTATTAAAAAAAGATGGTTGGTTTATCTTACGTGTTAGTGAAAACGAAGTTAAAACAAATATTAACTCAGTATTTAACACAATAATCTCAATAATTAATGATAGACCAAAAATACAATCTATGAAACTTGGGGTAGTGAAGTTTCCAAAGAAAAGACAGATGAAAGAAAGAGAATCTTGTGGTTTAACAAAAGGTGAAATTGAAAGGTCTATTAAACAAAGAAGAGTTACTCGTCCCCCATATCAAGAATTAATTAATTTAATTAAAACAAATGGATATAGTAAGACCGGAAAAATGTTTGGTGTTTCTGACAACTCAATCCGAAAGTGGATTAAATCTTATGAAAAAGATTTGTAGCCCGTGGCGGTAACGCTCCGCCGTCTCTGCCGTGAAAGGGCAGTGTACTTACTTCTATACGAACGGGCCAAATAAAAAAGATAGCTTATAGTGTCCACATTATACCATTATAAGAAGTAACGACCAGTTAAGTTGTGATTCTTACTTTACGTTGCCTGCAACAGGTGTAACTTACTTCTATCCTTTAGAAGCAGGAGCAAGATTCGAACTTGCGACCTTGACCTTATGAGAGTCACGAGATAGACCATCTTCTCCATCCTGCTTTATAATATTTCAATTTAACATTCAGTCGTTCCTGAATTGTTTGACAAATGTAAGTAATAAATACTCTCGTGTCAAGAAAAATCTTATTTAACTTCCCAAGAATACAAAATAACTCGTTTTTTCATCTTAGAATCTTCTGTGTTTCCAACAACTACTCCATCAATGATTGAGAAAGCGTGTCCACGAACAACAACAAGATATCTACCTTTTGGGAATTTCTTAATGAACGTTCCTGTGGTCATATTACGTTTAACAATCTGACCTTTAACTTTAACATCATATTTCATATGTCCGTTTTGGTCACCCAAATTGGAGAATGATTTACCATTAATCAAAACTCCTCTTCTAACCATACTACGCATACCTCCAACAAAGTTTCTTGTTCCCTGACGATTCCCACGAAACCAAGTTTTTGCAACAAACTTATGAGCCTCGTCGTAATGCATTTCAAATGAAGATGCGATACCTCTAACAACACAATCATTACTTTCACTTTGAGCGATTTTAGAATCACTGTATCCAATAATCGCATCTTTTGTAGGTATGTACTTTATTTCGTTATTCATATCACAAATATACGACGAAATAGTTTACCCCACAAATTTTTTTGTAGTATGCTTTCACATTACGCAATACCTAACTATTTTATTTTAACAGTGGATGTAATCTCTCCCGATAAACTAACACGAACATCTAAAGCGTGTAACGAATCAATAACTATATATCTTTCGCTATTTATCTGATACACAACACAATTAGGGTACTTTGTTTGTAGCATCTCCGTGTCTTGGGACATGGTGGTTTTATCTGAACAACCAGTTAAAAACATACCGATACCTAATATTACAATTATTCTTTTCATATCTTTTATTTTTTGTACTCAGAGAAGGACTTGAACCTTCACGTCATTTCTGACTCGGGTAGGTTACCCTAGCGTCTATCCATCGGACTAATGCATTAGTCTCTCTTCCGCCACCTGAGCTAATTTTTATTTTACAAATCGGTATGCCGCTTCTTTGAATAAATTAGTTTGAGATAAGAACAAATGAGTTGACATATCTGTACCTCCTAAGATTTCACATACTTGTCTAGCTAGTTTTCTAACCCATCCATCTGTTCGGATAATTCCCAATGGCTCATCTTCTTTCATTTGTAAGATGGCTTCTCTTAACTGTTCATCAGTTAAGTTTGTGTAGAGTTCAGTTATTGCGTTTTTCATACAACAAATCTACAACATTCTTTTTAGTTACACAAACTTTTTTCATCAAATTGATAACACACTTTTCTTGTAGTAGTCATCAAACCCGTCAAGCATTTCAGTGATTGTTTTGGTTCCATCATTTTTGATAACCTCGTCAATCAAACCAAACTCTTTTGCTTCGTCTGAATTATACCATCTGTCACGTGCAGAAAACTCCAATACCTCATCAATAGTTTTACCACAATTCTCAGCCAACATCTTAAATAAGATATAGTTATACTTCTCAGCTTCCATCTGGTTGATACGAGTATCTTGAATGTTACCACTTGTTCCATGACTTACTTGGTGTGTCATTACCTTTGAATACACCAGTGATGAACGTTTACCTTTGGTACCTGATGAAAGTAATACCGAACCCATAGATGCACACATACCAATGTTTGTGGTAACAACATCTGACTTAATGTAGTTCATCAAATCCACAATACCAAGACCACACAATACTGAACCACCTGGTGAGTTAATATATAAGGTAATATCTTTCTGTTCAACCGAATCCAAGAATAACATCTGAGCCTGAACAATATCGGACATATGCTGGTCAACAGGTCCTGATACCCATAAGATTCTTTCTCTGAGTAACCTTGAGAAGATATCTATTTGTGTTGCTCTTAACTCTCTCTCTTCCAACACGTAAGGTGTTAACGCATTTTCGTATCTATCTAATGATAATGATGACACACCTTCACTCTTTGCGAATTTTCTAAATTCTTTTCCGTAATCCATACTATATTATTTTATTCCTTTACAAATTTGTTTATCGTCCGATGTGTCCCATAGTTTGGGATTAACCATATGACAGGTATGTTTTCTACCTGTTCGTTGAACAAAGTTTTTTAACTTACTGTTGTGATTATTCTCAACCTTCCAAGGACATTCCTTACAACAAGACATATTATATTTTTTTAAATGTAATACCATCAAGTTTTTCAATCAGCATATTGTAGATATGTAAATCTACTTCACCAAATTCTTTTTTGTATCGTTCAAAATATAATTTAACCAGTTTTCTTGTTGTTCTTTCTTGTCCTGGTGTCTCACACGACTCAATAACTTTTTCAACCCATTTCAATACATCAAACCAGTTCTTTCCTTTTGCTGCCATAATTTTAAAATTTGTGAAGAAGACGGGAATCGAACCACGTGGCGCAAGATGTTTCAAACCTTTGCTCTACCGACTGAGCTACTTCTTCATGTAAAATAAAGGCCGGTGTATTTCACAATCCGACCTTTATATATAAATTAAATTAGATTACTTCAGAGATTGCCTCGTCAGCACAATCCATTATAATATCTGAGTGAATTTCGCCTGTAGCACTTACGAATGTGTCTCTCAAAACATCTTCGTCAATACTTGGGATGATTAAACGACCATCAACTTCAAATGTTACCACATCATTAGCTTCTAATGAATTAATCATTTCATCAAAGATACATTCATTAATTTTACCGGTGTATTCAATCAAGAAATCTTTTAATTGTTCTCTTGTGAAAACGATATCCGCTTCTTCAACTACGATACCCGCTTCAGATTTAACTTCATTTAATTGTGATTGGATTTCAATTAATTTCTCAATTAACTCTTCGTTTTGTTTTTTGTTCTTCTTAGACATATTATTATTTTTTTGTTTTTATTTCTTTTACAAATATACTTTTAATTTTTGGTTATATCAAATATTATCTTACCAAACTAACAAAACCTTTTTGGTAATGTGGTGTTCCTTTTTCATCACGATAATACATCTTCCAAGTATATATACCCGACTCACAGTAGTATCCACTGTTATTAACATTACCAGTCCAATATTGTGATGATGATTCAATAACACAAACCATTTCACCCCACTGCGTATAAATCTCCAATCGTGGATTAAATACATTGGTTCCCTTGAAGGAAAATATATCATTCAACCCATCGTTGTTAGGTGAAAACGAATTGGGCATGTATAGTTTATGACAGATAGTGGTGGTAATAGTTAAAGAAGCCGTGTCAGTACTACACCCATTTAAATCCACACCATACACTTCAATCAAATGATTATCAGTGGTATCATCCCAAGTCAATGAAATATCATTATCGGACTCAACCTGTCCTACACTATCAACCGTCCAGTAATAAACAACATTGTCTATATTCTCAACAGAATAGTTATGTGTCTTAAACTCTGAACACATATCAAGCACATTACCATCGTGTGTTATCGTTAGTGGTAAAGTATCACACTGTCCAAAGAAGTGTGAAGGAATAAATAATAATACAAATAAAAGTTTTTTCATACGAAATCAATTATACACATTAGACTTTGTAAAGTCAAAAAAGTTGAGGTTAGGGTCAGATTCGAACTGACGTGTGACTTTCGTCAAACGGTTTTGCAGACCGCTCTTTTCAACCACTCAAGCACCTAACCTTATTAAAGTACCCCCAGAGAGAATCGAACTCCCACCTTATCATCCGTAGTGATAGATTCTAATCCATTAAACTACAGGGGCAAAGAGGAGAGCAACAGACTCGAACTGTGCCCAACTTAATGGGTTACTGTTTAGCAAACAGTCGGGGTCACCATTACCCTCCTTTACTCTCCATGTTAGTGTGTCTAACCAGATTCGAACTGGTGCTAACAGAACCACAATCTGTCGTGCTCGCCTCTACACCATAGACACCGTGTAATAAACACACTCTCAAGCATTCTACTCCCTGCATGACGGAATTGTATATTACTTAGCCCACCGTCCTCAGTATGGGTACTTGAGTTTATGTGTTTTGTACCCCTTGTAGGAGTCGAACCTACACGTCTTTAAGACAATGGTTTCTAAGACCACCCTGACTACCAATTCCAGCAAAGGGGTAAATAAGCGGAAGAGATAGGACTCGAACCTACACATCAGTTTCCCGATACCGGTTTTCAAGACCGGGGCGATACCAATTACGCTTTACTCTTCCAAAGTTCCCCACCCTGAGATTATGGTGAGTAGTCATATCGGTTTTTTCCTATTTGTAAAAACCTGCTGGGCATCCCCGTTAAAAAAAGTCAGACTACGTGGCGGTGTGTCAGGACCGTTACTCCACGGCTGGGTACTATCGGCATTTCCCAGTCTAAACCGAGTCCATTGTTAAATGAGTCTTGGACCAAAGACTGTTGAGTATCTCTTACTCATTGTAGTCAGAACAGGATTTGAACCTGCATTGTCACCCCTTTATAGTGTACACCGCGAGCTGCGTTACCATTCGCCACCTGACTATATTTTATTTCAATAACCTAGACCAAATCTTAATTACCATATCTCTTTGTGGTGATGGTTTTAGTTTCGACCACCTATCTATCCAATTCTTTATTTGTTCCTGTGTCATTCTTATTTAATTTTTTAGTCAGGACCAATTGCCACCTGACTATATTAAAACACCCTTATCTATCCAACTTACAGGTGTTATGGCTGTCCTCATTGCTGAGTTAGGAATAAACTGTCTTGCTCCCCTTCGTGATGGGTTTTACCGACCTTAGTAGTCAACTAGAAGGTAATATATATACAAACCTTCAACTCTCCCCTATGGTTATCACACCATTTCTCATCGTATGGGACATACTATCTGATGATTAGTCAGAACGTGTAGTCAGAACAGGATTCGAACCTGCAATCTTCCTTGTTAGGAGCTCTGCCAATTGAGTTACCTGACTATGTTACTACCAGCTCTTCGGCATTCTACTCCCCGCAACACGGAATTGTATCTTACTTAGCCCATCGTCAGCGGTATGGGTACCGAAGTTCACTAATAGTTGAGGATGAGAAGTCCTCTGTGTTGTGAAAGTCGGTAAAAATGCACTTTTACACCCTTTGTCCTGAACATAAACTATTCCTTTCTCAAGGGAACAACACCGTAAAAGACACACCCTGGGACGCTGGTCAATGGGTAGCGTAGTGTGTACTTTAGTAGTCAGAACAGGACTCGAACCTGTTACTCAATTAGTCTCTAGTACCTTACCGTGTGTTTGTCTACCCTTACACCACCTGACTATGTTTTTAATCTCTCAAAGAACTTCAACAAAGATATGGTAAGTTTTTCATTCCACCAAATCTTTTTTTATTTTTTTGTGGATACACTGGGACTCGAACCCAAACCATCTGACGGGGCCATCAGACATACGGTAACCCCACTTCTTGTTTAACAAGTTTTGTTTCCACCTTCCATAAGTGTACCCATATTAGTAGTCAGGACAGGATTCGAACCTGCAATCTTCCGCGTTGTTCATGGATGCGTGCCAATTTCGCCACCTGACTATATTTACAACGTTTTTTGGTAATCCTCAATTAAGTCATTTGAATGCCAAGTGCTAACTAGCAAGTCGTCACCATCTTCGATAAGGGAGTACTTATTCTTATTGTCTTTTGCAAACTGAATAAAGTCAGGTCCAACAAATCGTTTTTTATCTTTTCTAAGATCAGATAATTCTGAATATCTTTTAGCGATCTCTTTTATAGGATGGTTCATGTTCTTATTATTTACTTAGCTAATATAGATCTTCTCCCCGGGATAACCCAGAAGGTCTTAAATTTTACTCAGCTTCTTTCTTAGGGTTTTCAATTTAGCATTTAATCTGTTACGCTCCAGCTTTCTTAGATAAGGACCGTGGTTGTATGGGGTGTATCCCTTTGGACCAGCCCAGGCACTAGTCCAGACTGTTCTGTCTGTCTTTAGAAACTCTATGCGTTCCTCGATAGTCCTGATCTGTTCTTCTAGTTCCTCTCTCATAGTGCGTTTTGGTTATGATGCTAATATAAGCAGGATTCCCGTAAATTCCCAGAGGGAAAGAACCCGGGCCCAACTAGCCGGATATCCGGAAGGGCCCTTTTGAAGGTTCACCCTAGGGTTTAGATTACCATGTCCCTGACCTTTCTGAGTGTCTTTAACTCCTTGGTCGTCTCCTCTAAGTCTGCTCCAAGACCACTGATTATACCTCGTAGGATCTCTAGATCCCGACTTCTTTTGCTTGTCTGGTTGTAGGCATCAACAAGAGATAGAGTTAGATCCTTGAGCTCCTTTAGACCCGCTACCACTTTCCTAGAAGCGATCTCTCCTAGAGCTCCGCTGTAGCGTATCTTTATCCCTTGCTGGTACTCATAGAAGTCGTTTCTTTTCTTATTCGTCTTCTCCGTAGCAAGTCCGAGCCAGCTCGAGACATATGAGATGTGATTGGTTGTTGTTCTAGTGAACTTCCCAGCGGGTGTGATTACTCCCTTCTTGAAGTCGATCTCGGCAACAACTGTGTCGTAGCTGATGATCCTGTTCTTGCTCAGATCGATAAGTAGGTTTGGCCTTGGGTTGAGTAGTATGTCCATACAGCTAATATAAGGTATGTCCCGGAAGAGAACCCGAGGGTTACCCTTCTTTGTTCCATTCCTTGCGGGCTCTCCCGATGAAGGTGCCAAAGCCGCCGCATCCAAGGGAGAAGCCAAAGGCATACCAAGTCCCATTGTTGTTGGGAGCGTAGACTGCCACGTCGTCCCAGATGAGCATGCCGACAAAGTCAAACCCGACAATCAGCCCGTGCCAGAGACCTCCCCAGAATCCATACTGATGACCCACTGGAGGCTGACACTGCATGACTTCGTTGTCCGCACAACCGGTTAACATAAACAAGCCCACTAGGGCAACTATTAAAAAGAATGAGTGTTTTTTCATGGTGCTAAAATAAAAAAGGATCCCGTAGGATCCTTGAAGATTGTTTTAATAATTAGGAGGAGTGAAGAAGAGAATGCGTACTCCGCCCTCTCTGAACTCAGGCTCTGGGATGATGACCCCGTCTAGCTTAGCCTTGTCCTCCTTAGGGATGTTGTACCACTTAGCAACATAGTCTACACCCTGAGCGAATCCGATGGGTTCGTCTCTGGACATGCTACCTCTAGTGTAGCCAAGATCCTTCAGGTATTCCTCTGCCTTGCCGATGGCGTCAAAAGTTCCACTTGCTGGGAAGCTCACCTCGTGGAGAACCGGTCTGCCTAGATATTTGTCATGCTTTCTTTCAAACTTGGAATCCGACTCGTTTACGAAGCTTTCGAATGTGGTGATGTTTTTCATGCTTATGCGTTTTTTCTGTGTGTTATTTATCCTCGATTAGGAGTTCTCCAAGAACCTCTATCTTACCAACTAGCTCTTGAAAAGCCACCTGAGAGATGTCCATAGAGTTTCTAGTTGCTTCGTAAAGGTCTGTTAACAGGTCATCGTATTCTTTCCTAACCTTTTTCATATCCAATTTTCCATCCACCCTTTTTTGGTAGTATGGAAGCTTAACGTGGAAATGGTGATATGTTAGTAAAGCATCTCCTCCCTTCTCTTTCGCTGCCTTGGATATCTTTGCTGCTCCTGCTAATCTATTTTCTGCAAACTCCTGGTGTGTCTCTTTCTTCCCTCTTGCTTCGGAAACCTCTTTCACACAGTTAGGAACGGTCCTACCTTTTTTATTCTTAGTTCCAATCTGCTTGTAACCATCCCAGCAGGGATCTTTTTTCTCGAGTATAAATTTGTCGTAGTCTAGTATCATACTCTATATATCGCTAATGTAGAGCATAACCCCGCAGCAAAAAAACAGGTCTTAGGAAACCCCCGAATCCTAAGACCTTCTTAACCCCACATATAAACCAAACCAAGCCTAATCCTTGTTGACCCTCTTTTGTAGGTCCTCCCAGTAACCCTCCTCGCTGCGGTACCTGTGTACTGGCGTGAGTTCATCTGGAAATGCTTTTAACAGTCGAGCTGTGTTTACACCATCTGCGTTCATGAACGCATCGACTAGTTTTGTGAAGAAGCCTCCTGCTGTGCCTCTGGTGTAGAAGAGAAGCTCCCGCTCCCATCTAGTAACTTCTTTTTCTTTTTCCGTCATGCTTAGAATGGATTGTTCGTCCCGAAGGAAACCGCGTTATAGATTGTGATTGCTGCCAATGCAGCTGAGAATAAAACTGCGAAGGTAAACTCCTTGTTTTCTTTGATCTTTTTCATTTTCTTATTTGTGATTGGTTATGATGCAAATATAGGATCAGGCTCCGAGGTATTCCAGAAAGAATCTCGCTCTTTCTTTTCCTTTTTCTTTAGCGAGCTGAGCTATCCAATTCATGGCGCTCATCAACTCACAGACTTGACCCATGCTTAAACCACTTCTGAAGGTGTCTATCCCCTGCTGTCCTCTCTCGTTCTCCATCTTGTAATCTAAAGCGTGGTAGCCGTTGCGGGAGTTCCACATGAACTCGATCCCAAGGTGCTTCACATTGCTGTTAAGTATGCCCTGTACGCGGTCTAAGTCTTTTGCTGTTGTTCTTGCCATGTTGATTGGTTGTGATGCAAATATATGGCGAGGTCCCGAGAAGACCCCGAAGGGTCTAGATCCTGGCCTCTGCTAGTTCTATGAGACTTGTAAGACAAGCAACTTCTGCTTCCTCGTGTGTATCAAATCTTCGTAAATCATTTATTGCATATCCGTTTTCGTAATGGAAAATTGATATAAATAAATCATACTTCTCTCTAAACCATCTGAATGCTTGTTGGTAGGTTGGTGCTGCTGACCATTCAGGTAGCAGGTCAGAATTGCTAGGATACGCGGTACCTGCCTTTGAGTAAGAAGCAGGCACCCGTGTACCATCTTCCAAGTAGTAACCAAAACAAGGCTCGTTGAAACCAAGTGCTTTGAGTTTAACAGCCAACCCGTAGGGTACAAATTCTTTAGTCATGAGCTTATTGTTTTATGTAGCTAATATATGGTGAGGTCCCGAAAAGACCCCGAAGGGTTTTATAGAACTCTCATCTGGATACCAATCATGTGCTCGGTCACCTCATCCGCTGTGAGGTAGAACAGTGTGTCCGTCTCTGTCTCAGAACTCATCACCTCGAAGTTTCTACCCAATTCGTACCATTCGTACCCCGTGTTGTGCCGGGCTATAACACCCGATTCTAAAGGAATTTCTAAAGGAAAAACTAGGATCCACCCTCCATTCTTGAATTTTACAGAAGCAGAGACTTCTGGAACCCCTATAGTGGAGTGCTTCTGGAAGACCAGATCTTCGAATGTCAAAATCCTCTTATCACTCATGATGCTGATTGTGATGCAAATGTAAAAACAGATCCCGGGGAGATCCAGAAAGAGTTAGACTATCTACCACTTATTGTGGGTCTTGTAGCACTTACTCGGTTTAGCATTATGCGCTTTCCTGTGGTGGGTTTTATAATCATAGCCATGCTGAGTGCTGCTACAGGACGTCAGAAGAGCTATAGCAGTGATGAGTGCGAAGTAAAGAATGATGTAAACTGTTGACTTTTTCATAGTTGGCTTGTCTTTATATTTAGATAACCGGGGTCTGTATCTCTAGCATGTGCTCAGTGACCTCGTCCTTGCTGAGATACTCTAGCACGTTATCGTCGGTCAGGGAGCTCATCACCTCAAAGGTAGTTACACCGTCCCCGTATGCACGAGGCCCGCCCACAACGGAGATCCATCCACTTCCTCTGAAGTTCATCGTGGCTAGCTTAGAAGTTCCTCCCAGCGTGGGATGAACCCTGAACTCTAGGTCATCGAATGTCTTTATTCCGGTCTTTGCCATGGCTTGTTGTGTTTCTCTTTTCTGGTGTAAGCTTTCTTGTTTCTCTGAATGATTGGACGCGTGTGGGCCCAAATCTCCTGCATGGAGATCTCTATTGTTTGAAGGGCCCTTGTCTGTTTCATGATGCTAATATAAGAAGGGTTCCCGAAGGAACCCCTAAGGTTTCTTAAGAGAGTTGATCCATTAGAGAATTATAGACAAACTCTGAGTCATTGTTAATGATGTCCAATTCTTCCTCAGTGGCTGGTCTACCATCTATGTCACAGCTGATTATGAATGCGTCTGAGTAGTCTGGTGCGTCACTGTGGTCTACACCATCGAACTCGATGCTGTCAATTTTGGTGAAGTCAATCTCCGGCTCTTGTCCGAATTCCTCGTATAATTTGATATGGTTCATACCGTTTTTTATTTTTATATATCGCTAAGATAAGAGAGAACCCCGGGAGTTACCCGAGGTTCTCGTTGGTCATTTCGTTTACCAATTCGTCCATGTCATTGATGGCTAACTGGCATTCGTGGGACTCCGATCCTCCTTCTTCTATCTCGGTCATTGCGAGTTCGAAGAGTTCTACGACTTCGTCCTTTAAGATGGGGTGGTTTTGGATGATCCCCTGAGCGTGCTCTTTTAGTTGTTTGATGTTCATACAGCTAATATAGGGGAAGACCCCGGGAATTACCCGAGGTCTTGATAAATTTTAGTTAGCGTATCTCCTGTACGGTAAGCCCCTTGGAACCCGTTGATTGTGCCCCAGATCTCAGCTTTGCCGCTGTGACCACACTTAGGGGTAACGGTCCATATCACATCTCCCGTGGTTCTATCGCAGATACGGAAATCATCATAGAGCGGACCCATCATCGGACAGTTGTTCTTGAAGGTGCAGTAGGTTGTGTCCAAGTTCACCCCCATCTTCTCAACGAAGGTCTTCACTCTAGGAAATAGCTTTCTGGCCTTGTCCTCTAGGGATGCATCCCTGCAGAACCAGTCGAAGAAGTTGGAGCACCAGGTATTTAACTCTCCGTTGGAATCCATTAGATTGCCTTCCTTGAATGCTTCGAGCTGAGCTCTTAATGTGGTTTCTTCCATATTGGTATGTTGATTGGTTATGTAGCAAATATAGGGTCGAATGACGGAGAGATCCAGAGGATCCGTGATTCTTTTTTCTCCTCCCTCCTTCGGAGGTTCCGAGCGGTCCTGCCTTACTTTAGCTCTGTCGATCAACCAACCGACGGGCGTGGGCTAACAACCCGGGAGAGTGTACTCCAACCTGCGCCACACCCGAGACCCCTATCCGCAGGAAAAGAGCCGGTTAAGGCTCTTTTTATTAGCACCCAGCTCTTAGATGGCTGGGATGAGATCTAGCATGAAGCCCTCTGGCATGTGCTTTAAGCAGTCTGGACCAACGCCTAAGACGATTGAGTCTGGATGCGTAAGAGGCATAGCGCAGCGGCAGCAGCGTCCTTCGTGGTAGATGCTAGCACCTTTCTCGCGGAATAGTGCAGGGTTCTTAAGTGCGTTAGAAACGAACTTCATGATGCGATCAACTTGTGAACCTCGAGAGTGCTTCTGACCTAAGCGGTAGTTCTTGCTGTCAGAGAAGAAGGTAGCAGCGAAGTCCCATCCTGCGTCGCCGTCGTTGAGGATAGAGGTGTAGACGAAGAAGCGGCCGGTTCCTACCATCTTGCCGTTCTTGCGCTCCTTCTGCTCCTTGATCTTCAAGCGAACGTGAGTGTCCTTAGCGTTGTTCTTAAGAGTTACGCGGGTACGTCCTGCGAAGAAAATGTGAGAGAAGTTCTGGGGGTTAAGTGGCTTGTTCATTTGCTTAATTGTTATTGGTTATGATGCAAATATAGGAACAACCCCCTCAGGAAAAAAATGGTTTTGAAACTTTTTCATGCCTTAGGTGCTACCCTCTTGATCCGACACATTTCCCGGTGGACGTGGCGGGACTGCTCGTTAAAGTCAAACTCCGCATTACCTCCGATGGTACTTCGTACCCTGAGCTTGCCGTAGGTGAGGTCTATCGCTTCCCCTGCTGGCTCGGTCTGCCTAAGGGACCGTATGAAGTCGGTGATCTTCTTAATCATTGTTACCTCCAAAAGTTTCGTTGTAGTACTTTTCGGCATCCTTGAAAGTAACCTGACTCGTGATGTTTCTGTTGTCAAGAATACCGTCAATGACCTCTTCCTTGTGGGCTTCTTTCACTTGTTCAGCGATTAAGCCTATTTCAAAATCATTCCCTTCCGGGATCAATGCCGAGAGTTTTTCGATAGCGATCTCAACGCTGCTTTGCTTCTTTTGCATAGTTATGTGTATCGATTAGTTATAGTGCAATGTTAATTCCTTTTAGCGTAGGGAACCCGAGGGTTGGCTATTTAATTATAGCCTCCCCGTTCCCCTTGCATGAGCTTTGTTTAGTACCCGTTATCGTATTCCCATTGTGGCTCCTTTGACTCACGTAGGAAGGCTTCTCTGGCCATGTTACGCATGAGTTCTTGTTCTTCTTGGTAGCGGTCTCCTAGGACCTCTGGATCTAGTGGTTGGAAGTAGTACATAGTGTTATTTGGTTATGGTGCAAATATATGGCTGCTTCCTGCAGAACCCCAGAAGGTTTATCTGAAACGGAATTCATACTCTGGGTCATCCTCGTCTGGCTCATTGTGGAACTCATATAGGACGGTGCCACCCCAGAAGAGGAAGTCATCATCCATACCAAAGTCCTTATCCAGTTCCACCTCAGCCAGAACTGTCATGCCCCAGTTGGCAGAGTAGTTATCAAATGAGGACTTAGCCTTAACTAGATCAGTAGAGATAATACAGATGTCCTGCTCAACCTCTGATCTGTTCATTACAACATATACCTTATCCATAGTGCTTATTGGTTATGGTACAAATATACTATACGCGTACGTAGGAAACCCGCTCGTACGAGCGCTATTTCGCGGGTGTCACGCGGCCCTGGGTGGTAAGGGGCTAACAGGAAATGGGGCTCAAGAGCCCCAGATCCAACCAATCAACCAAACAATATTAGTACGGACTTGCTACGATGTTTTCCATATCGTAGGTCTTCTTAGATAGGATCTTAGAAGCCTCGACCTGAAGACGACGACGATCGTAGTCCTCGATTTTAAAGCCGTTGTCGTGTGTAGCGAAGTGAGTAATACCATTCACTAAGTCCCAGATCGATGTGCCAGTTTTGGCGCACTTACGCTGTCCTGGCGTCATCGTTACGGTGTCAATCTGAGCTCGGTGGAACACGTCCTTTGTCTCGTGATAAGGCACCCAAGCTTCGGCTTCTCTGAGGCGAACGTCACTAAGGCTAAGTATTGAGTAGTGAGCATCTCCTAGTTCGGCTAGTGAAGCCGGTGTGTTCATCGCCTTGCGGATACGATTTTCAAACCCGATAGGTCGGAAGTTGCGGAGTGCTAATTCATTTAGCTGGTTCCACATAGTTTCTACGGAAACCGGATCCATTGACCCAAGCTTCATGCTTTCCTCGAAGCTTTTTCCTATCATACCGTTGGCGCAGACCAAGCGGTAAAGGAACGGTGTAACCTCGAAGCCTCCATCTGGGCTGTTCAAGAAACTCACACCCCCGTAGTGATCCTCGTTAGGCAACCCCTTGATACCAAACTCATTTTTTGGTGAAGAAGCGTTGATTGCTAAACGACCATCCTCGTTAACTGAGAAGCTATTGATCTCAAGTCCGTAGCGATCCACGATACGGGTAGTGGTGTCCAAGAAGGTCTTGTTGCTAACAATTTCACGTGGATCCCTCTGGATACTTACGATCTCTTTGGTAAAGGGCGAGAAGACCAAACTCACTGAGGTGTTACCCTTCGAAGCTGCTACGACCTTTAGCTTATTGACCAATTGTTGGCGTGCTCCCTCGCCGAATGTGCCGGTGAAGGTCTTGTCGAAGCCGATAGGCAAACCAACGATCTTACAGAGGTCTTTGAAGGCCTGCACTGTCAGTCGGACGGGCTTACCTGAGATCGATAAGGTGTCGCTGTTAACCAGCTGTACCTCCCTTAGCGATATCTCCTTACGGAGAGGTTGTTTTTCTAAGGCCTCCTTGGCCTTTGCGTCCCAAATGTCCTGGGAGATTGTTTCAAACTTTTTCATAAGCTTTATGTTGTTTTGATTGATAGTGCTAAAGTAAGATAAAGGACCGGGATAAAAGAGAAGGTTTGTAATCTTTTTTAGAGCCCGATCCTCCTCTATAGCTTCCTAAAAATCGTCACGCGGTGTGTAGCGTTCAACCATGCCATCCCCGAAGAGGGTGTCAAATGCATCTTCCTCCTCTTCCATCTGCTTCTTTTCGGCACTTAGTGCTTCTCTTGCCTCATTGTCGGAGTTTAAGCGGCGTGTGTCGTATACAACGTCTCCGGACTCTGCCAAGGAGAAGAAAAGTCTACGATTAACGATGCCTCTGCGGTTCTTTGTAAAGATGACAAAAGATGATCCGGTATCTGCATCAATGCGGAGTTCCATCATACCGGTGGTGTTGTGCTTCAATTTGTTGGACCCTACGAACACGCCTCCTTTGGTTACCTGCTGAATGGCCAGGAATGTGGTGTTGGTTCCTGTGTCGTTCTGACCCATATTGTTGACGATCATAAGATCAATTAACCACTTCTCAGATTGACCTGTTGTCATGTAATTTGACTCTTTGACTGCCTCTTGTACCTCGGCGAAGGAGTCGATCAAGACAATGTCATAGCCGGGCTTTAATGAGTCCTCGACTACTTGCTTTGGGTTAGCGTCCAAATACTCTCCTAAGAAAAGTACCGGAACTTCTCCGAACTTTGGATATCTTTTTACGTAGCCCCAAAGGTCGATCCTCGTCATTTCCGCGGAGATGAATAAGACCTTTTTACCGACACGAGCCAGATCAGATAGCATATCTAAAGTGACCGTAGATTTACCGACACCCGGGTCTCCAATCACCATGTAGTTACATGCTTTAGGCAAACCCCCGTCGTTGGTGAACAAGGTGTCAATAGCCTTGCCAGTTGGCATGGGTACGAATAAGTCATCTGCGAAGTGTTGGTCCTGCATCTTCACCAACTCGATTGCTCGATCCACGAAGACTGGGTTAGCCGGCGGTCTTTGTGCGGTGGGTTGTGCAGGGGGTAAACCCATCTCCTGACGTTTGCGTTCTGCTGCTAGGCGTACTGCCTCTGCGATGCGCTGACGAGCTTCTGGGCTCATTGGCGCTCTCTGTCCTGTTGTTTCTTTTCTTGCCATTTTGCTATAGAGTTTATCTTTTGGTTATGCAGCTAAAGTAATTGAAATCACCGTAGAAAAAAAATGGTTTGTGATTATTCCCTAGGATCTTTTGCAAAGTATTCAGAGAGCTTCACCGGCTTATTCCCATGGTGCATCTCTATTACGAACCACACCCCGGCTTCAAAGATGTAGCAGTAGTCACACCAGTCTGACATTTCAATGAATTCCTTCATGTTTGCTGAGACCTTACAATTGGTGCCATTTTCTTTCCGATCTCTGCCGTAGAACACACATACACCATCCGCGGGGTCATCGAAGGTGTGCACAGCGTTTCCCTCCGGGATCAATTTTTTGCCTAGTGAGGAAAGATCTCCTAAAGACATTAGCGTCTTGATCTTCTCGGGGTCCTGGTAGTTCTTCTCTAGAATTAAACCGTTGTGGCTTGGATAGCCGTCCCAGTGACAGTATACGGAGGTGATAGATCCGTCCTCGTTTATCATTCCTATTCTTGAGCGTGTTGACATGTTCTTTATGAGTATTGGTTGTGATGCAAATGTAAGAGAGAAAGCCGGGAAGAACCTGCTCCCCGGCTGACTTTTTAGAGGATGCTTACTGCCTTCTCGAAGTACTTCTCGATCTTCTTAAGGTAGTTGACTGCTGACCTCTTGTCTGGAAAGTATGCCCACATCTGGCAGTACTCGGAGTCCCATTTAATGCCCTCTGGACTGCCCACCTTCTCCTTTAGGTGATCCTGTATATCGTAGGCACATTCATAGTCTCGGAAGCGGTATACCCCTTTGGGAGAGCCTGTTAGTGACCAGCTCTTGCCACTGTTGTTGTAGCCATCGTTGTAGATGAGGAAGCCTGTCTTTGAAATGATCTCTTCTTTTTTTGCCATGTTCTTATATGTTGATTGGTTATGAAGCAAATATAGGAATGAACCCCCGGGAAGCCCCGAGGGTTCTTGAAAAGTTATCCCTCTAAAATGTCCAACTCAGTGACCTCGAAGATGAAGATGTCAAGTTCTTCAACGGACTCTGGTTCGTAGTCGTAGTCCTCCGAGGTGAGCTCAGCCTTGATCTTCTCTTCAGCTGCCGCTTTTGTGTCAGTCTTGATGTGGAAGATGATAGGGCTTTCTAAGCAGCCTAGTACATCAGCGGGGTCTGTAACGACCACGCAATAGAGTTTTTTCTCGCTCATGCTCTTATGTGTTAATTGGTTATGATGCAAATATAGGATCTAGCCCCAGTGTAACCCCGAAGGTCTTATCTTTTTCAAGGTAGGTAACCGCTTTGTCCTTCGTGATTCCAGTGGTAGGATGAGCTACAAAGCTCACATGACATACCATCATCAAAAATAAGCCTTTCGTCTAAAGTGGTATGATGGCAGCTATCGCACTCGTGTACCTCGCCCACCTCTTCAGGGATTCTTTGGATCAATTCTATTTGTTCAACTTCGCTCAAAGAGCTAATGTAGTCAACAAGAAGGTCACATACATTAATCTGGGTTTTGCTGTTGCCAACTAGAGTGACAAGAAGCTGCTCGATTTTTTCATTGTTGCTCATGTTCTTATGTGTTGATTGGTTATGAAGCAAATATAGGGTCTAGTCCCGAGAAGATCCTGCTAGATAGGATGAATTTCCCAGGCGAAGTAGACGCAGGATGATCTGCAGTCCCAGGTGTCGAGTAGCACTCCATCCTTCAGGCATGCTACGTGTTTTGATACACGCAGGATCCAAGTGCCGGTGGAGGGCATGGTCATTGCTGTTTTGCGGGGTTGTCCCTTGATGCCGGGGAAGGAGTGTCTGGTGGCCTTGAAGCCTAACTCCTTTAGAGTGTCGGTGATCTGCTTCTCCCAGTCTTTGTCAGCGCTGGACCTCTTGGTCCTCCAGCCTTTGGATTTCATTAGCTGGTACACCTCGTTGTAGGGACGTCCTGTGGCTATCACCACCGAACGGATCATGCAGTCTTTAGAGCATTTGATATCATCAGAGCTCTTAGGTTGGAAGTATTTATATTGGTTGGTCATGATGCAAATATAGAAAAGAAGGCCGAGGAACTTCCGCTCCCCGACCAGTCTTTTTCTGGGTTTTTAGTCCTCAGAGCCCAAGTTGTCCAGGATCTCCTGAGCCAAGCCGCTGGCGTCAATTAAGGTGAGTGTTACGCTGACTGCACCCTCTACCGAGCTCTCGTCGACCTCTGCTGTGACGATGACGCCTCCGTTTCCGTTGTCGTCTGTGTCGTAGGTGATCTCGAGTTCCGATTGATCAAACTCGAGATCCTTCGATGTGAAGTCATCCAGATCAATTGACTCCAAGGCATCTATCAATTGACTTTTGGTGATGCCCTTGCCTCCCTCACCATCCTTGATGGATTTAACGATTGCGACAACATCTTCTTTGCTGAAGATTGAACTGATAGAAGCTTGCACTCCCGCTAAGACTTCTTCTTTTGTTTTTGTACCTTTCATAGTGGTTGATTGATTATTGTTATGATGCAAATATAGGGTCTATCCCCGTTGTAAAAAAATGGTTAGAGTAAAATGTTGCTTTTCTTTATCCTGGAAATCTCCTCCATTATCTTCTCAACTTCCTCGATGATTTGATCAAAGTTAACTATGAGCCATCCTTGTCCCACATCGATGACGAGGGGTTTCCCTTTTTCTGGACTATTTAGTCCATTCATGAAGTACTTCGCAGGGGTTCCCTTGATATCCAATATAGGCTCATCATAGCTCGGATCTATTAGAGATCTTCGGATCGACACCTCGTAGCTTCTACCCTCATTATCTAAGGCCTTAGTTTCCAGTGGTATCTCGTTGATGAGCTTTGGTAGTTGTGTTTGATTCATACCTCAAGAATAATCAACTATACCGGGTTAAAAAAGAGGAAACATAAAAAAAGGCCTAGACTCTTTTGAATCTAGGCCTTCGCCCTCCCAGGTTGGGGAAGGGACTTTGAACAACCAACCAACCTTATTTCTTCAGCTTCTTAGCGGTACTTTTGATAGATCTCCTCTAGAGCCTTTTCGTCCTCCGGACTCAGACTATAGAACTTAGATGCTAGCAGCTCCATCTTCTCGATGTGCTCCTGCTCTAGTGGGGAGTAGATGCTGTTACCCTTTCCAAAGTTCTTTACAAGATCTCTTCCGAAAGAGTCAGTGTGCTCGACCATCTCGCTAACCATAGCTTCTCTGACGCTATCATTCTCTGCTGCTTTTCTGACTATGTACTGTGCTGCTTCTTTAAGCTCAAAGTTCGAGCAATCTGATAGGATATCTTCGATATCAACGTCTTCTTCTACTGTGATATAAGGCATAATTTATTTTTTGCTAAGTTATGAATATTCTACGTGGAAGTTCCGAAGAAGTTCCAGATTTTTAGCAGGACTCACACCAAGGCATTCCATTGGGTGTCTTAGGCCAGCTAGTTGGATTGTTCTGGTCCTTATTGTTTATTGAGTTCAAAAGACTTCTCACTACCAACTCATCGGTCTCGCTCATTGATAAGTTTACTAATAAGCCATACTTGTCTACTGCGTAACGGGGTTTAACCTCTCTTGATTCTTTTGGTAATTTTTTGCTTGACATAACGATTGGTTGTTTATTTGTTATGAAGCAAATATATGGCTGATCCTCTGAGAGACCCTGTTGATACTGGAAAAAATAGCGGAGATGGAGAGATTCGAACTCCCGATACCCTTTTGAGGTATACACACTTTCCAGGCGTGCTCCTTCAGCCACTCGGACGCATCTCCATAAAAAAAAGGCTGAGACTTGACCCCTTTAGTTGACTACTGAGAGGCAGCTATCTCCTCCTCGTGGCTCTTGGGACTTAATCAGGATTCGGTTATGAGCTCAGACGAATCCGTATTCATTCGTACGCATCTGAAATCGTTTTAGCCAAGCCTCTGCCTTCTGATAGCTTGTACCCCAGGTAGGACTCGAACCTACACGCCTCGCGACAATGGTTCCTAAGACCATCCTGGCTACCGATTACAGCACTGGGGCATTTTATTAGCTGTGCGCCTGCTTGGGTTCGAACCAAGGACCTACGGTTTATGAGACCGTTGCTACTGACCAGCTGAGCTACAGGCGCTTATATTAAAAATTCCTTTTCTTATATCCTCAATTTCCTTCTTCTTAATAACTATTATATTAGGAACCGATTTCCATTTTTCCCTATCCCTATCTCTTTCGTATCCCTTTACCTCCACATAAAAACCGATGTCGCTTAAGTAAAAATCAGGATAGTATGTTCTTGTTCCTTCGTATTCATATTCAAATCCATCTGATTTGTTTCTGGTCCAATTAACATTATTGTCGTCACACCATTTAACAAATTCATATTCCCATTTACTATCTAGAGTAATACCTTTATAGTCTATCCTTTTGACCCTCCCGTTTACGTTCGAGCTAGAATAAGATTCAGGATTTTCTAGAACTGCCTTTTTCATCCCGCTTCTTATTTTATTTATATGATCCTCGGATAGCTTTCTGCCAAGAGCAGACTTTTTTATTTTATCTCTAGTTTCTTCGGACATTTTTGAGCCATTGGAATATTGATTTTTCCCTTTTTTACCGACTTTACCATAGTTGGGGTTATCGGATCCAGCCCTTGTTTTCCTATTCGGATTTAACTCGCAATAGACTTCATGATTCTTCAGTCCGTAAATATTAAATTCATTTCCACAGTATCTGCAATTGCTCATATTGTATATATCAGGTCAGTTGCTCTAACCTAATGGATAAATTCGAAATTTGAGGTTGAGAAGTCCTCTGTGTTGTAGAGTCATTAACTATAGATGATCATCACCCTCATACTTAACTCTCTATTTGAGAGGTCAGCATCTATAATTACTAATTCCTTTCTCAAGGGAACAACACGCAAAAGACACACCCCGGGACGCTGTTCTTATGTGTAGCGTGATGTGTACTTTAGTAGTCAGGACGGGATTCGAACCCGTATATGTACTTGAAGCCTTCCTGAATGACATTTTCTGTCAATCTACCGTCATCGTTAAAGGATTCAAACCTTTCAACTCTTGTAGTATCGGTTTTTTCTTAGTACAGCGTCTACCAATTCCGCCACCTGACTATGTTACTATTTATTTAAGAGATCCAAGTTTGGAGTGAAACGCTCTGCCGCTTCCTTGTAGATAGACATCTGAGTCATCATCAAGTGGGCATAAACATTACCACCAACTATATCGTTAACCATTTTGCATCGTTCTCTAACAACGCCTTCTGTACGGACAAATCCTTGTGGTCCGTCTTCTTTCATTTCTCTAACCGCTTGAGCCAATTCCAAGTCAGTCATATCAGAGAATACTTTTGTTACTGCATTTTCCATATCTATTGATTTATTGGTTATGATGCAAATGTAGATTTTCTTCTCGTGATAACCCCGAAGGGTTTCAAATGTTTTTTAGTAGCCAGGACAGGATTCGAACCTGTACTCCCCTTACGAGGAGCGTTGTACAGCCCCCGAAGCGGCTGTGGCACCAATTGCCTCCCGACTGTGTTCCTCGTCTTTCCGAGGTGTCACCCAGCCGCCAAACTAGGTATTTATATATGACGATTTTGTAGCCAGGACAGGATTCGAACCTGTATACTATGCTTGCGGCATTTTACGTTCATTGTACTTCTGAACAACGTCTACCAATTGCGCCACCTGACTATGGTGGTAGGATTGCTTTTTTATAGAAGAGCTCGCCTGCCTCAGAACTTCTTTAAGGTTGAGAACCTCTGTGTTGTAAGATTCGGTACAGCGGATATGATAATCTTAACACCGCAGACTCCTTTCTCAAGGGAGCAACACATTTGTAGCCAGGGCAGGGATCGAACCTGCAATAGTACCATACTTGCTTCGGATGCCTCCTAACAACGGATTCGAACCGTATCTCCCCATGCCTGAGGCGCTTTACCAATTTGCCACCTGACTATTTAGTAGCGGGTGAGGGATTCGAACCCCCGACCTCGAGCTTATGAGGCTCGCGAGATGGCCATCTTCTCCAACCCACAATATATTATTTTACATGCTTCCATTTTTTACCCGTTGAGATATGTGTTATCGTTACCTTTGAAACGTTGAAAATGCTAGCTATTTTTGTATGACTGATTTTTTGCTCTAACATTTTTTTAATCTCAATAACCTTAGATTCATCGAGCTTGCTGTTTCCATTATTTGAACCAGTTAAGCTTGTCTCTGATTCCCTTTTGTACCTAGCTGATCTGCATTTCTCTATAGTTTCTTTGGTGTGTGTTTTGCCCTTAAATCCGTTGCTTCCCTCTCCACCTTCAGTCCCATTAACAAGATCGAACCCCCATGCTTTCAATTGACTGATCCAGTATGATTCATAAAAAGACCACATATTATTTGGAACATAATCTATAATCTCTACGACGGGTAATTCTTTTCTTTCCAGCATTCCGTGTATCCATCTTTCTTTCCGCGTTCTTTTTTTCTTGCAGTCTTTCAGATGGCTTTTTAGGCGATCCAGCGGATCGTTTGATTTCCCGACATATTTAATACCTGATGAGTCGGATAGAGTATAGATAAATGTTTCCATAATTTATATATCCGATATTGAATTCAGGTCTTAAGAGTTAACACATAAATATAGTGGGAGATAGTGGACTCGAACCACTGAAGCCCGAAGGCGAGGGATTTACAGTCCCTTGCAATTGCCGCTATGCGAATCTCCCGATTGTACCCCCGACACGATTCGAACGTGTGACCTACGCATTAGAAGTGCGTTGCTCTATCCAGCTGAGCTACGGGGGCATGTTTTTTCCAGTATGTCAAAGATCGGTGTGTCCTGTTTGACGTTCGCTAATATCAGGCAAATCCACGTAGAAAGACTGAAGATAGCGAATTTTTATTCACGGAAGTTATATATAGATCGAAAGCAAAGTTTTCAAGAAATTTCAGACTTTCTGAGGATTTCTCTAAAAAAATCCATTTATGGACGCAGACCCCGATAGTGAAAAACAGAGCAGCTACAATAAGCCTGATTCTTGCAACATTCTTCAATCCCTTAGGGTTCGATGCCGCCTTTGCTCTTGTGACAAAATGGACCGGTTCATACTTCGTCACAGACGCAATCTTCTATGGCATATCGGTTTGCTTTTTTGGGTTATACTTCCTCTTGAAGAAGAAAGTGACTCAGTAACGAGAATACCCGAAAAGGAATCTGAGACAATCTAGAGCTCTATAGTTCTCACACTCTTCAAAGAATACGAAGGCTTTAGCCTTACCCCTATTGTTGGCCTCCTTGAAGACAGAGGCAACTAGATCTAAGCCCCATTTATCCTCGGCCTGTGTGAATTTGCTTGGCTTCAGTGTCTCTTTCATTACCATAAATGTATCTATTTTTTCCGCAACAAAAAAGCCGGAAAAACCGGCTTCTCTTAAGAATTAAACAGTAACTCTTAGTTTCCCATGGACTGAATCACTCTTTGGTTAACCTTACGTCCTCTGGACATATCATAGGCTTTGTTAATGATTCTTTTGTTCATGTACATGCCAGAAAGCACTTCGCTAACTGTGCTAGTGCCGAATCCAGTGCGTTGTGCCACGATGGTCACATCACCCATTCTGCGTCTTGCGTTAATGCTAGCAATCTTTTGCATGTAGCTCATTCTCTTATAGGAGGCTGGTCTGTTTTTTTGATTTCTCATCATTTCTCTTGGGATTAAGTTTATATAAACATTATACCGCAAAAAACCCGGAAAGTTCCGGGTTAGTTTAATTTTGGTTAAAATGGAAGTTTATCTCCTTCCTCGTTCTTGGGAGGATCATTTTTAGGTGGACCTTCCCTAAGGGTTTTGGTTAGGTCTGTGGTCCCCAGCATGATGCTAACCACATCGTCTCCCTGGACTCTTAGCACCTTCTTGGCGTAAGCCCAGTGATTCTTGATCTTGTCATAAGATACGGTCTTGCCGTCTCTCGTGGTTACCGTGAGGGTTACTCCTCCTGGTTCTAAAGAAAGCTCGTTGGTTCTGCTCTCGTCATTGCATAAGAATTTATCTTTCATAATATAAGGGTTATCTGGTTGTTAACGATAAGGGTCGAGATCTGGGTTAGGAATGCTGTCCCAGGCCTTCTGTCTGTTCATGCCTTGACCTCCTGCTACCTCCACCTTAGTGGCGTACTGCTTTAGTAGGTTCAGTGCCTCTAGGTATTCGCCATCCTCGAACATTTCCATGACCTCAAGACCTTCCTCTTTACCTAGTTCCACTCTGAACACAAGTGCTCTTCTGTGGGCATTGGCATTGGCTCTTAGAACCATAAATCCAATGATCTCGTTGTTCTCGTCGAAACTCTGAGTTTCGAGATTAAACTTTCTGGCCGGAAAGAAACTTTCTAATCCGTGGCAATCTGCTATTCCTATGAATTTCATGATTCAAATATACTTTATTTTTCCGCAGAAAAAACTAGAATCGACTAATAGTTTCGTTCTGCATGCTCCTGTAATACAGGTAAATTTTTTCCAGGTCTTCCAGCGGAATCTTTGCGAAGCCTTCTCTTAGAGCATCAACATGCTCTATCTCCATTCTGAAATCTCCTGTCATCCATCCTTTTTCAAGATCCGAGTATAAAGCTTCCTTCAGCTCCTTGATCTCCTCCTGCCTGGCCTTCCTCTTCGTGACCCTAAGCTCTGGTCCACCTCTCCTCTTAGTCTCTCTCCAGATCGATAGCTCCTTCTTCTTGAAGTAACTCCACTCTGACCACCAGGCCTCGAATCTCTCTCTATAGGTCATTATGCTCTTCCTCCCCTTCCGGAAAAAAGTGAACTCATGTAGTCTTTAATCCTAGCGTCAAGTCCTCTATCTGATATGTCTATATTGTGCATGAGCTTAAGCTCTCTTTGGATAGCTGGTAGATCTTTTTCACCAAAGAGACCGCCGTTCTGACGGTAGTAATCAGCTATGATGTTTTGAATTAGGTCGTTGGTTTCCTGTGCCATGGGGTTATTGGTTTTTTTGAGGCTCTGTCGTTCGGATGAGCGAGAGCATGTTTATTATATGCATCTTTATCTCTAAGGAGTCCTCCGGGTTAAGCTTGGCACCGTCTAGCTCTCTAATGAGAGCAGTAGCCTGTAGGTAAGCTCTTCTGGCCGTGGCCTGCACCTTTGGGATGTAGACACTTTCTAATATCTGTCTTGTCTTAGGATCTTGTTGCATATAGTATTTATCCTCTTCCTCTATTAAGTGATTTGCTTAGACATTTGTAACAGAGCACCGAGGTTGCCCGGTAGTCAACGTTCTCCACTGACTCCGAGCACTCCCTGCAGTCCATTTTCTTACACCCGTTCTCCCTCCGGAGTTCTGCGATGCTTTTGGTTTCTTCTGGTGTTTTCTTTTTCCTAGCGGTCATAAGCCCATCTCTTGAATGTAGTCGTAATCTGGAGTTGTCTCGAAGCCAGGGAATTCACTCTCTAGTACCCAAGCCACCTCCTTGCACTTCTCGTACTCCTCTCTGGACTCGAATAGGGCTAGCATCTTGCGAAGTGCCTTGCGTATCTCCTCTCTGTCTTCAAACTCCTCCGCTTCAACTCCGCTAGTTTTAATAAGTTCGTATGCTTCATAGCATGCTTCTACAAATTTCTGGATAGCCTCCTTTCTGAATTTCTCTAGGATAACCTCAACGCCTGGACCTTCTGTTTCGAAACTCTCGCTCATAAATTTACAATATTAATGATCGTGACTAAGGGGGAGTCTTTTAAGTCCCTAAATAGGGTTCCACCCTCGGAGACGAACTCTAATTCGCCGGAGAAGCTTTTTGACATTTCGTGCACCTTCTCTCTGGTGATAGCGCCTCCGGCAAAATAGATCTTTCTCTTTACCTCGTCATGATTCTGTTTTGAATCTGTTTTACAAATGCATTTGATTGCTGCCATATCTTATTATAGTGCAGATTGGTGTTTTTCTTTCGACCTAGTAGCCAATTCTATCGTCTAAGAAATCCTCCTCTTCGTCCTCGTCCGGGGTGGACACCTCAAAGTCCTCTAGTAGGAACTCTTGTTTCTTGGCGAACCATACTGTGCTCTCACGCTGTCCTAGTTCCTTTTCGAATTCACTTACCTTCTTGCCTGAAGTGAAGAAGTCGTCTACCAATTGCTCGATGCTGCGGGGTGTCTCCTCATTGAGTGTGACTGTGCCCTGATTGTTCTTTCCCTTGTTCATCTCTTTGTTCCTTTGTTTGTTTCTGCTAGATTAATTCCTATCACCGTTATGAAAAAGAAGTTTACGTAACTAATTCGCCTTCCTCGTCTACTTCAAATTCCGTCCCGTTCGACTCTAGTGTTTCCGCTATAGCCTCGTCTGATCTAAGGTAGTCGTACTCATTCTCTAAGGAGCGATAGAGTTCTCGGCACTGATCCGATCTCCACTCCTCTGCTGCATCGTCGATCTTTGACACCTCGTGATCTAGGTCCATAAAGACTATAGGAGCTCCAGTTAACACCCTATCTGTGAAGTGGATCTTGCCGTCCGGGTATTCCTCGTCGTAGAATGCGTTATTGAGTATCTCGCACCAAGTGTCTGCCTGGCAAGTCTTCTCGTGGTAGTATCTGCTACCGTACTTTCTGTTGAAGGCGATAGCTAGTGAGTCGATGAACCCATTGGCCTTCTCTTTCACGGCTGTGGGTAGCTCGTCTAACTCCTCGTTCGAATACTGTGTCATGCCCAAAGTTTTGGTTAGGAATAGCTTCGTGTCCACTACCTTGCCGGTGAAGGAAGCTCCATCGCCCTGGCTATAGAAGCCCGAGTACTGTACATCCACTTCTTCAACACCCATCTTGGCTAAGTCCTGATGAAATTCCTCTATCACGTTTTCGTGCCAGTCATCGTAGACGTTGATATCGCTGTTGGCCTCTATGGCTTCCTCCTTGAGGCGATCTGAGAGTTCGTCGAATGTGTAGGTTCCTGCTTGCATGTTGTTTGTTTGTTTAGCTAATATATCTCTAATCCCCGCAGCAAAAAAATGGGAAGCCTAAACTTCCCAATCTTTAGTGGAACCAAACAAAGCCACCGTCGCTGGCTACCTTAAAAGCCTTGGTCCAGTTATCGTATCTAGCCATATGGAGTTCTACCCAATTAGCACCCTCGCCTGACTCCTTTAGGTACTCGTACCACTGGTCTCTGCCTTCCTCATAGTCTTCGGCCAGCTTGGCTGAGAACTCTGGTCCGATGAAGCCCTCGCAGTCTGAAAAGTTAACCTGCTCATAGAAAGGCTGTCCTCTATAGATGCTCTGGTTGCTCCAGACCTCCTCCGGTAAAGCTCCTAAGAAACACTCCGAGAGCATTCTGCGGTATGCACTATAGCCGCTGTACGAGCCCGCTTTGAAGTCATACTCCTCCGTCTTGGGCGACTGATAGTAGGTGCCGGGTACCATATCGCGGATCCAGTTATCCGGACTGTTGATATCCCTCTGTGTGAAGTGGTAGACGCTCTCTCCGAGGTCTATCTGTACTCCAACTGATCTTTCTGCTGCCTTAACCTCCTCTGGAGTAAGGACCTGTAGTTTTGAAAATGCTGTTATATCTAATCCCATGACGCTAATGTAATAGAGAAGGCCGAGGAACTCCTGCTACCCCGGCCTCTTTTTTATGGTTTAATTGCTCCCTCCTGTATCTTGTTGTCTACGAACTCCTGCACTCTCTCGATGAGGACCTCGTCGAAGATGGTGTCTCCGTGCTTGCCCTCCAGAAGGGAGTCAATGACTTCTCCGCCTTGGACCCACTCCTTGTAGACGAGAATACCATCCTCGTCCTTGATCGTGTAGGTGTGCACCTCTACAGCCTCTTCTTTCTGGTGTCTTAGGAGTTCCAGACCTCCTTGCTTTGTTTCTGCCATGCTCTTATGTTTTATTGGTTGAGACAAATGTACTTCAAGATCACTCGGAATCCCCGCAGGTTACGCATCTCCATAATCTCTGGACCACTCCCCTATGACATTGACGTCTTCCCCATAAAATCCATAGTCGTTGAACCCAAAGCTTTGGTTTGGTCCGACCTCGCAAAGAGCCAGAGTGTGATACCATGCCTCCTTCTTCTCTCCCTCGAACACTTCTTTTGCTTCCTTGAGATCGCTAAATGTTTGATAGCTATCGCCATCCTCGTAACATTTGATTAAAAGATAAATCTTCATGGTGGTAAGTTTTAATTGGTTGATAGTGCTAATATACTTCAGGACTCCACGGAACCTCAGAAGGCCGAGACCCAAGCTATTTGGAATGTGAGTTGCATGCCCCAAGGCAACTTGTAGGCAACAAAGCCACCAGTACCCACATTAGAAGCCACGCTTTTGTCATGGATCGCCTTGGTGAGTAGATCACGGGCTGTGACCCTAAGGTCCGTGAGGTCTGGCACCGCCATACGACCTCCTCCCTGGTACCACTGGTGATTGGTGTCTTGCATGTGCTTCTGAACCTTCTCGAAGTCGAAGTTCTGCATGATGGTCTCAGCCTGTTGCTCTAGTTCTTGATGTGTGAATTCCTTTGCCATACTCATGGTGTTAATTGGTTATGATGCAAATATAGGACACGGTACCCCGGAACCCTTGAGGGTTACCCATTTAGTTTCTGAAACTGTCTGTCTCCTCGTAGGTGGGCAGATTGGCCTTGAAGAACTCCTGGATGTTGCCCACGCTCATCCACTGGACTAATCTCCAGCGTCCCTTTGGGGTCAGGATCTCCAGCTTCCACTTGTTCTTTCCGCCAAAGCCAGATGTGTCCTTTACTGCTTTAAGGTTGCCCTCCGTTACTTCGAATTCCTCTATCATCTTTTTGTGCTGATTGGTTATGAGGCAAATATAGACCAGGATGTCGGAAAGACCCCGAGAATTTTGGAATCTTTTTTTAAGTCGACCAGCGGGGTTTCCACGGGATTTCACCTTACTTTAGCTAGGTCAATCAATCAAGACGGGCTGGGGCGGAGCAACCCCAGGAGAGTGTACTCCAACCTGCGCCACACCCTAGGACCCCTGGTCCCACAAAAGAGGCTAGGCCTCTAAGCCTAGCCCCTATCTCTTTTCCCCTTAGTTATCCGAAGATCACGTCCTGGTAGAAGACCGTTTGAAGGATCACGTCTGCCGTGTCGCCATCGTCCTGCTCGTTAATGGCATCCAGCAGGTGGCGGACTGGTGCCTCCTGAACACGCTCATGTACATCCTCTATGGTGATGACCGACGGGTCCATCCCGTTCTCCTCATCGATTAGTGTCAAGGTGCCTCCTCCCCGTAGGATTTCCATCCATACGTCCTCCAGGCAGGTGTCCTCGCCCTTCTTCTGTAACCTCTTCTTCGCCTTCTCGTACTCCTTCTCGCTGTAGTCCATCTGTAGACCATAGTGAGCGATTTGGTGTCCGTTGCATAGGGAGTTGTGGAAGATTTTCTCTGACTCCTCTTTTGTTAATTGAATCTTCATGATCTTATAGTGTTAATTGGTTATGATGCAAATATAGGCCTAGGCCTCGGGAGAACCCCGAAAGCCTAAGATTTTTTTTCAGTTCATGTGGACTGGGTTGTTCACATACCTTAGGGCCTGTAGGGTACGGCCGATGCTGGCGTTCTCCAGCTGGGAGATCTGGTCCTTGATCTTCTGCTCTACGAACTTATGGATGTGATTGATGAACTCCTCTAGCTCTCCGTGGACTGCTGTTGCCATATAGATACGTAGGGTCATGCCGATGGAGATTAAGCCCATGTCCTCGGTCTCGGTGCCTTTCTCGATTAGTCTCTCACCTAGTCTGGTGATTTCTAAAATTGCCTTTTCATGTGGTGTCATACTATGCTGATTGGTTATGATGCAAATATACAACCAATCAACGGGAGAATCCCGAAGCTAGACCTGGATTTGTGGTACCCAGTGAGTTGTCCGCTTATCCTCTGTTTCTTCACGGAGAACTGGATACCCGAGCGGGCACGTGCTTCTCATATAGACATGGAAGTAGAATGGGAAACTGCCCTCACCTCCGTCCATGTCTGAGTAGGTGGAGAATGTGGCTCCGCCCTGCTCTAGGCTCTTCGCCATGATCCACCGGGTCACATCATAGAGTCTCTCTAGCTCCTCCTGATTCAGCTCCGAGCAGATCCGATGGGGGGAGATTCTGGCTCGATAGAGTGCCTCAGCTTTGATGTAGTTACCGACTCCCCCTAGGATCTTCTGATCCATCAGAGCCCTGCAGATGGGAATTCTTCTATGGGAGATAGCCTTCTGAAAATCCAATATGGTGGTATCCGGATGTAGCATATCAGGTCCGATACCTTTTAACCTGCTCTGTAACTCGGATTCGTGCTGCATAAAGATGAGTGTTCCGAATCTTCGGATGTCATCAAACCAGACGGTACGTCCGCCCTGGGTGGTGAACTGGAAGTGGGCATGCTTGGTTCTGACATCCCGCCAGCCGCCACTCATACCTAAAGTGTTCCAGATGCTCCAGCCGCCTTCCAGTAGAATCTGGATGGCCTTGCCTTTCACATTCACGGCAACAACTCTCTGTGGCAGTGATCCTATGAATCCGTCAATGCCCTTGGGAGGAGTTCTGAGCCACTTCCCTCCAAGAACCTGAGCTTCTGTTATAACTTCTCCCAGTAGTCTCTCTTGGAGACTGAGAGCCATTCTTTTAACTTCTGGACCTTCCGGCATCTTAGTATTCGAAGAAAAATTATTCCGGATTAGTGATTGGGATGCTGCCGTCACTATGGCGAACCTGGATTTTCCGGCCGGCAATACAGTTCTGGAAATCTTCTGTGCAGTCCGATAGATCATCACTTAGATCTTCCACATCATACTCCAGCTGCATGATGTGCAGCTCATGCTCTCTGTTGGCTCGTCTTAGTGAATCGCAGACAGCCTGCATGCGAAGAGATTTCTCTTCGGTTCTGCTCTGGCCAGCTTCCAGGAAAACCCAGCCGCCTAGGACTACCGCCACAACGACTAATAGTGTTACAAGTCTATCTCTTAGTCTATCTCTCATATGCATTTTATAATTAATCCGATGATTTCAAAAAGAATTGTGTAGATGAAAAGTGTGACCAGAAACATGTAGACCTGATACCCTGGGTGGGATCTCTCTTCTGGTGTGTCCCTATGTAGAGAGAGCAGACGCACCAGGCAGGTGCCCAGCAGCAGGGTCAGGATGTAGGACATCACTTTCTTAGGTTTTTTCTTAGGGTGTCTATGACCTGCTCCTGTCTCTCTATGGTCTCGTCCTTGTCCTTCAGCAGGCGTACCACGACAAGCAGGTTAACAGCGAGCATGGGCAAGTCCAGCCCCTGCCATGTGAACTCGGGGTAAAGCCCGGTTAGGTAAAGCACGACCTCTATCAGGCCGAGTGCGATCAGAGACCAGCCCAGCCAGTTCATGATTCTATAGTATACGTGATCTGTCATATGTCTCAAATGTAATCCAGGTTCCCGTAGAACCCTGGGTGGGTTTAAAAAAAGTTAATAAGTCTCCTCGTTGACACCAACCTCTTCCATGATCTCCGAGAGGTCCACATCGTCTTCAAAGCTGAATCGGTCCACATCGAAGCTCGGCTCTTTGACCGCTCCATTGCTGAACCTGACGTGTGGATTCTGAATCTCCTCTAGTCTCACACCCACTCGATCAGTGCCGTAGTACTCTTCGATCTCTCGGATGAAGTAGTGCTGACCCTTCTGGGGACGGTTGGGAATAAGACGCATGCTCTCTGGGTGAAAGGTGTCGTTGACACAGAGAGCTAAGGATCCTGGTGCTATCATAAATTAATTTCCTTTAGAGAGGCAGAGAGTTAATGAAGCTCAGCCCAATGAGAAGAAAGCCTTTGATGCTCTGCCAGATCCTGGTAGTCATGCGAACCCTATGGGTGCTCGCTTCATCGTAGACATTGTCTTCAAAGCCAAACACAGAGTAGAATCTTTCGTGCTCTGATTTAGCTTGCTTAATCTTTACTTCTGTCCCTTTGTATATTTTAGTTTTTTTCCGGGACAAAGTTTCTTTTTTCATGGGGTTGATTTTTATTTTTTTATTAACTGTTCGCTTGTTTAAAACTATATATGGCTGGGTTACTGAGAAACCGCGGACATCCACAAACAATCTAAAAAAAATTTCACGTGACAGAAAAAACTCGGCCCACAGTAAAAAAATTTCGCCACCGAAATATTTAATCCAAGAGTTTCCTTTCCTAGTAGACAAGAGAGAAGAACTCAGACTACTAGAGAGACATAGAGAGAGGCGAGAGAGCACACGGGGCGAGCCTAGACACATAGAGAGACCGAGTAATCGGGGCGAGACTGGGGCGGATCTGGGCATGGCCTCTGGGGAATCCCAGAAATCCCCACAAATTTCCACAAATCTCCACTGCTTACCAGGATTTCTGACTCGGCCGAGAAGACTGAGTGACCTGGAGATTGAGGCTGGGGCTTCGCGGAAACTCAGATAGCCCTGAGACCATGGACCCTGGGTGGTAGGCTCGGCCCTGGAGCGGGCTTACTAGGAGGGCCAAGTTCGCATGACCTCACCTGGCCAAGCTGTATATGACACCTCTGTTAAGTTCGCATGACCTCACCTGGTCTAGTACTTATGACATCACCTGGCCAAGCTGTATAAGCTATCTTCTGCTAGGTCCTTCTAATGGGTCTTGTCTGAGTCCTATAAGATGTCCCTGGCTGGGGTGTCTAGTCTACTCTCTAGTCTCTCTCTATGCTAGGTCTTGTCTATGCTGTCTCTCTAGAGTAATAGGTCTATGTCTATGCTTGTGTCTATTGAGATGGGTGTGAGTGTTTGGTTGTTTAGAGTAAGAGTGGGTGTATTGAGTATGCTCTCTATGTCTAGTCTCTCTTTGTCTCTCTCTAGTTCTCTCTCTATGTCTACTAGTCTCTTGTCTATATGGAAAGGAAAGAGTCATAACTATTTGGTGGGCCGGGGGTCTAGCGATTTTCCCTGAAACATCCCCCATCGGTTTTGATATATAGAGACATGAGGCATGTCAGGAGTTATAAAGAACTATTCGAGAGTCAAACAGAGCTCTCTCAGGAACAGGTCAAGTGGCTGAATAAGTTCACATCCCGCGGAATTTGGGAGCTTAATCCACAAACTGGACTGGTTGATGTGGATGGCGATTTCGATTGTACTAATAAGGGTCTGCCAAATTTTAGGGGTATCAGATTTGGCGAAGTGAGTGGGGATTTCCATTGTGGTTATAATCAGCTCACCACACTAGAGGGAGCACCTCGGAGTGTTGGCGGTGATTTCTTTTGTTATTCTAATCGACTCACCTCACTAGAGGGAGTACCTCAGAAGGTTGGCGGGCGTTTCGATTGTGACGACAATCATCTCACGAGTCTTGAGGGAGCACCTCAGACCGTTAAAGGGAGTTTCAGTTGTGACGACAATCAGCTCACCTCACTGGTGGGAGCACCTCAGACCGTTGGTGGGCATTTCTTTTGTAATGACAATGGGCTCACCTCACTAGAGGGAGCACCTCAGACCGTTAAAGGGAGTTTCAATTGTGAGGGTAATCCAGCCTCTGAATCAACTTTGTATTCCATCTTTGCGCTAATGGAAAAAGGAATGGATTATCAACAGGCTTTAGAACAATACTGGCCTAAGATGGGCGATGAAGATAAGGCTTTAATGTATAAACAAATGCCGAATTTACCCCTGGAAGATGCGAGAAAGTACAAGGCTCTAGCCACATACGCTAAAATAAAGGGGTATTTATAATGAAACACATTAAGCTGTATGATCAGTTATTCGAGAGTCAAACAGAGCTAACACCCGAGCAGATCGAGTGGCTGGATGAATGCGCTATTGGAAAGTGGACCCTTAATCCCCAAACTGGCCTTGTTGATGTGAAAGAGGGTTTCAATTGCTATGATCAGGGTCTGACTGATTTTAAAGGTGTGAGATTTGGAGTGGCTGGGCACTTCTATTGCTCCTACAACAAGCTCACCTCTTTGGATGGAGCACCACAGAGTGTTGGTAGTGATTTCTATTGTATTAACAACCAGCTCACTTCCCTAAAGGGAGCACCCCAGCAAGTGGAGGGGAATTTCGATTGCTCCAAAAACCAGCTCACTTCCCTGGAGGGAGCACCTTCTTGGATTGGAAAGAGTTTCTATTGCTCAGGCAATCCCGTCTCTGAAGAGGCGCTAGAAGATATCCATGATATAATGCGATCTGGTATGAGCTGGCCGGATGCTGTTGCGGAGGAGTGGGATTCCATTGAATCCGATGAAGATAAGGTCCTGCTGGCTCCTTATAACCGCACTCTGTCTCCTGATGATCTAAAGAGTTACCAGGCACTAGGGAGACTAAGAAAAAGAGTACTATGAGACACATTAAGCCATACAGTCAACTATTCGAGAGCCAAACAGAGCTAACACCCGAGCAGATCGAGTGGCTGAATCAATGCACATCCGGCAGATGGAAGATTAACACTTCTACAGGGCTTGTTGATGTGGATGGGAATTTCGATTGTAGCTCGCAGGATTTAGAAGATTTTAAAGGTGTTAAGTTCGGGAAAGTTGAGTTGTATTTCTATTGTGATAGCAATCAGCTCACCACACTAGAGGGAGCACCACAGAGTGTTGGCGCTAGTTTCTTTTGTTATGGTAATCGACTCACCACACTAGAGGGAGCACCTCAGAGCGTTGGTGGTTTCTTTTGTAATGGAAATCAGCTCACCACACTAAAGGGAGCACCTCAGACCACTAGAGGGTATTTCAATTGTTATGATAATCGGCTCACCACTCTCGAAGGAGCACCTCAGAGCGTTGGCGGGGTTTTCGCTTGCGATAAGAATCAAATCACTTCACTCGAAGGAGCACCACAGGAGAGCAGATGGGGCTCCTCTTTGGATTTCTCTTGTAGTGACAATCCGGTCTCTGAAAAGACTTTAAAAGCCATTTTTGAGCTAATGCTAAAAGGAATGAGATATCAGCAGGCCCTAGAAGAATACTGGCCTAATATGGGAGAAGAAGATAGGTCAGTAATGTATAAACAAATGCCGGATTTACCCCCGGAAGATGCGAGAAAGTACAAGGCTCTAGCCACATACGCTAAAATAAAGGGGTATTTATGATGAGACACATTAAGGCATTCGATCAACTATTCGAGAGCCAAACAGAGCTAACACCCGGGCAGATCGAGTGGCTGGATGACTCATCCCGCGGAATTTGGGAGCTAAATCCACAGACTGGACTGGTTGATGTCAGGGGATTTTTTGAATGCTCAGGACAGAGGCTGACAGATTTCAAGGGTGTAAGATTTGGAAATGTCTGGAAGGGTTTCTATTGCGAGAATAACTCTCTCACTTCCTTAGCGGGAGCACCCCAGAAAGTGGGCGGTAATTTCTATTGTTCCTCTAACTCTCTTACCACACTCGAAGGGGCACCTCAGACAGTGGATGGTAATTTCTACTGTGACCGTAACCGTCTCTCTTCACTAGAGGGAAGCCCAGAGATAGTCGGTGGAGATTTCTCCTGCTGCGATAACTACATCACTTCCTTAGATGGGGCACCACAATCAGTGGGCAGGTTTTTCTACTGTGAGGGCAACCCGATATCTGAAGAGTCTATGAAAGTCGTGCTTCAGAAGATGAGCAAGGAAGAGCTCACTCTAGAAGAAGCTGTGAGCAAGTGCTGGCCTGATATTCCAGAAGAGGATAGAGCCTATCTGGCTGGACATAAACCTGATCTCTCGCCAGAAGAGAGAAGAGGGTACGAGGCACTAGCGAGATTAAAGAAAAGAGTTATATGAAACACATCCGACTTTGGGAAACATGGCAGTGGATTCAGAAAGGAGGTGAGGACCAAGATTCTGAACGCAACTATAAATCCACTCTAAAAGAACTGCTTGACTGGGCCTATGGACCAGACTGGATAAACGACTGGGCTGCTCTTGAGGCTCTGCCTTTATCCGTCAACGGCGACCAAATAGAAGATGATGGGGAATTCCTGGGTTACCACGAGACCCTTAAAAGAGCAGCGGGCACTAAGATCGGCATCTGGGCAGAATACGAGGAAGACTGGGGCATCTCAGTGATCTGGTACCTAGGGGGAGACGAGTACGAGATCATCACTCAGGACTGGCCTTTTGAATCTGATGATGTCACAGACGAGGAAGCGGCTCTAGTTCGCAAAATCTCCGCTTTGCCAGCAGCTCAAGAATTGGATGGACCCACTATTATAGACTTTGTGCAGTGGGCCATTAGAGAACAGGGCATGCAACCACAGCAGGTCTCAGGTGACTTATTAGGTCAGTGGCTCGGTCAGCGTAGGATTGGTCTCAACTAATCCCGATATATAAGAGCATGAAGCACGTCAAGGGATACCAAGAGCTATTTGAATCACAAACCGAATTAACACCCGAGCAGATCAAATGGTTAGATATGTGGACCGACGGAAGTTGGTCCATTAATCCTGAAACAGGTCTGGTTGACATAGAGGGCAATTTCAGGGTTCATAGAAAGGATCTAACTGATTTTAAAGGAGTGAGATTTGGAAAGGTTGATGGAAATTTCGATTGCTCTTATAATAATATCACCTCTCTGGACGGTTCACCACAGGAGGTAGGGAACAATTTCTACTGCTATGACAATCAGCTCACCACACTAGAGGGAGGGCCTTCTATTGTTAAGTGGGATTACAATTGCTCGCGTAATAATCTCGTCTCCCTAAAGGGTGCGCCCAGGAGGGTTGGTGGTTATTTCGACTGTGGTAGAAACTTTCTTACCTCTCTAGAGGGATCTCCTGATTCCGTTGGTGGGTATCTCGCTTTCCCTCGCAACCAGATCGTTTCTTTAGAGGGCTTGCCCAAATATATTGGAAGAACTTTAGAATTACACGATAACCCGGTTTCTTCTCCGACCTTTCAATGGATCTATATTGGCATGAAGACCGGACATAGCTTTACTGAATCACTGGTCAGATACTGGGAGAAGATAAAGGACCCGGAAGACCTAGCCGTATTGGCTCCCTATAACCCCACGTTATCTCCGGAGGAAGTAAAGGGATACGAAGCACTAGGTAGATTTAAAAAGAGAATACTATGAGACACGTCAAGAAATATCAAGAGCTTTTTGAAGCCCAAACTCGATTAACACAGGAGCAGATCGAGTGGCTGGATTCCTGCACTAAAGATACATGGACACTCGATTCCCAAACAGGACTTGTTAATGTGAATGGTACTTTTTATTGTAGTGAACAGGACCTGACAGATTTGAGGGGAGTTAAATTTGGAGTGGTGAGAGGAGATTTCTGGTGCAACGGAAATCAGCTTACCTCACTGGAGGGGGCACCACAGGAGGTTTTGAGAGGATTCTTTTGCTATGACAATCAGCTCACGTCTCTAGACGGGGCACCACAGCGGATTGGAAAGGCTTTCGATTGTTCGGATAATCAGATTACCTCACTGGTGAATGCGCCAAAGGAGGTTGGAGATCATTTCACTTGCTCCGATAACTACATCACGTCACTAGAGGGAGTGCCACAGAAGATTTGGTTGGATTTCTATTGTGGGAACAACCAGCTCACCTCACTGGAGGGAGCTCCCCAACAGGTTGGAGGAAGTTTCTGGTGTGAAAGAAATCAGCTGACCACACTAGAGGGAGCTCCACAGCGGGTTGGTGGGAATTTCAAGTGTTCTGATAATCAGCTCATCACATTAGAGGGAGCACCCCAGACTGTTGATGGTAGATTTAATTGTTCACGTAACCAGCTCACCTCACTAGAGGGAACACTCCGGAAAGTTGGGACAGATTTCAATTGTGCGGACAATCAGCTCATCTCACTAGAGGGGGTACCGAAAAAGATTGGCGGTGATCTTTATTGTGAGGGAAATCAAGTTTCTGTACTCGTGCTTAAATCTCTCTATAGGAAGATGAAATCAGGGATGTCCTGGGAAGAAGCTGTTGAG